AGGACCCACTGGCAACTTAGCTGTTGTCGTAACAAACGAAAGACATATTTTAGCGATTGGTGCGGGTGGTGATCCAAGAAAAGTATCTTGGTGTTCAAGAGAAGATCAAACTAACTGGACAGCAAAAGCAACCAATACTGCGGGTGACTTGCAAGTGCCGACAGGTGGCAGATTAATTGGTGCTAAAAAGTTTCAAACAGATGTTATTTTATTTACTGATACTGGTATTGCTAGGTTGTTTTATAATGGAAACCCATTTGTATACGGTGTTGCGGATGCGGGTACTAACTGTAAAGCAATATCAACTCGATCTATAACTAGCTCTGGTAACGCATTATCTTGGGTGGGAGAGAACGCGATATTTGTTTACGATGGAGTGGTGCGAGAAGTGCCATGTGAGGTACACGATTATATCTTTAGCGATCTAAATTACAGTTATCGTAAAACCATAGCGGGTGGTCATAACTCTAATTACAATGAATTTATTTGGTTCTTCCCATCTACTGACAGCCAAAAACCCGACAAATATATTATCTGGAATTACATGGATAATGTGTGGGCGGTAGGTGCTATGGACAGAGGTTGTTGGGTGGATCAAGGTGTATTTGATTATCCGATTGCGTGTGATAACGATGGTTTTGTATATCAACACGAAAGCACTACATTAAATAATTCACCAAACTTAGGAACATCTGTACCTTTCTGTCAGTCAGGGCCGATAGAAATATCTAACGGTGATCGTTATGTGCAATGCAATCAAATCATACCCGATTCAGAAGCCAGCACATTACCTGGTGTGACATTAAGTTTTACTGGTAAGTTTACACCGCTAGGCCCAGAAACAGATTTTGGTTCATTTACATTTGATTCGAGTGATGGATACACAGATGCCAGATTCAGTGCTAGGCAAGTGCAGATGAAAGTAACAGGCGATACTACACAGGATTTTGAATTAGGTAATGTTCGTTTGGACGTAGTAACTAGAGGCAGAAGATAATGGATTTATCCTCACAGCGTCAATATATACAAAGAGCAATTAATGTTAAATATTCGTTTTCTGCAACTACACAACAAACCATATACACAGCACCTAGTGGCGGTGATTTTGATTTTGCAATTATTAAAGGGTTTTTAGCTTGCGATCATGGCAACCAGCAAACTAATTTAGATGTATCTATAACCGATACCAGTTCTAATGAGTTTTTTATATACAAACAACATAATATAACTGCATACGCTACTGACGAATTACAGACCAATGCTGGTATTATTTTACAACAAGGCGAGATTGTTAAAGCTCAAGTCAATCATGCCAACATAGATTTGGTTTTAAGTATTATAGAGTATGCAAAAGGCGACTAATAAAGATTATAGTTACAAATGGAAAGAAAAGTGGTTATTTGCCAAACCTTTGATTAAAGAGGCATTAAAACACACAGACTGCTATAATTTACAAGATGTAGAAGAAGGTATAAGAAATGGTATTTTTCACTTATGGACAGGCGAAAAATCAGCTATGATAACAGAGATTATCGAATACCCTCGATTAAAAGCCATTAACTTATTGTTTTGTGGCGGAGATTATAAAGAACTACAATCAATGCTACCCAGTATTGAACAGTTTGCTAAACACTTTGGATGCAAAAGAATTTATGGCGGTGGTCGTAAAGGATGGATTAGAAAATTAAAACCCATAGGGTTTGTTCAAGAGTATATGATTAGGAAGGAAATATGAGTAAAGGTAAGCAAATAACATCAAGCGCAGTTGATCCAGCACAAATGGCGATGTATCAGGACTTATACGGTAAAGCCAAAGGTGTTTCAGAACAACCGTTTGTACCCTACACAGGGCCAATGGTTGCTGGTTTCTCACCAGATCAGTTACGAGCATTTGGTGCTACCAGAGGTATGTTTGAAAGAACTCAAGCACTCGATCCTGTTTCAAGGTTAAGTGAACTTGCTGGACAACAAGCACCGTCTTTGTTGGGTGCAGACATCAGTGCATATCAAAGCCCATTTACTTCTCAAGTTATAGATCAATCTATGCAAGATATTCAGCGACAAGCGGATATTGCTAGAGGTGGTGCGCAAGCTAGGGCAATCGGTGCGGGTGCATTTGGTGGTTCTCGATCTGCTTTATTGGAATCTGAGGCACAAAGACCTTATGCAGAGGCTATGGCAAGAACAGCAGCGGGCTTGCGTGAGGCGGGCTTTGGTAGGGCGCAGAGGGCAGCAGAGTCAGACATTGAAAGACAAATGAGAAACAGAATGTTTCAAGCAGACTTACAAAGAGGCTTGCTCGGTGAACAGTATCGTGGTTTAGGTTTGCTAGGTGGTATTGGTGGTCAACAGCAAATGTTAGGACAGAGAGCAAGAGATGCAGCATATCAAGAGTTTTTGCGTGGTACTGAATATGGCCCACAAAGAATAGGTATTCTGGGTGGTGGTCTTTCTGGTATGCCTACACAATCTACACAAACATCACAAAAGAAAACTGGTGCTGGTGATGTCTTGGGTACAGCCGCTCAATTAGCTGCAATGTTTGCTATGTCTGATGAAAGATTAAAAGATGACATTGAGTTAATTGGTAATGAGAAAGGTTACAACATTTACTCTTGGACTTGGAATAAAGTTGCTAAAAAACTTGGTATTAATTCACCAACTACAGGTGTTCTTGCTCAAGAAGTAATGAAGATAAATCCTGATGCGGTATCTGTAAATGACAACGGATACTACATGGTTAACTACGGAGCATTATAATGGCTGATCCAATAACACAATTAATCAAAGATATGCAAGAGCAAGAAGAAGCTAAAAAACTTGCTATGCAAGCATTTTCAGATGATCCTTTTTATGATCTAAGAAACAGATATGTAGATGATCAGGGTAACATTAGATATGGTAAAGCTGCAACAGACGTTGCTCTTACTGCTTTAACTTTCAATCCTTATGGCAGAGCTTATTCTTTGCTTAAAAATATACCTAAAATTGGTACAGGTATAAAAGGTTTATATCAATCAGGTCGCAGAAGGTTAGGTGAAAGAGAGGCTAGGATACAAGCAGCAAAGAGAGAGGCTCAAAGAAAATCACAACTAACAAAAGGAGATGGTTTTACAATGGGGCCATCTGTAACACAAAAAGTCGTTCCTTATGATCCTAATATGACAACAGCTTTAGCTAAACAGTATGTTAAAAGAACAGCCCCTAAAGTTGTTGGTACTACTTATGTAGGAAGCCAGCTTATAAATGACAATACGCCATTGGCAGATAATATGACAGAATCTATTTTACCAGATACAAATTTCAGAGAGGAGCAAGGGCCACCTAGACCACCATCTTTGATGCCGCAAGAAATAGATATAGCTGGTTTACCTCAACGTAGAGAAAGAGATTCAGTAGCACCAGTAGCACCAGTAGCTCCAGTAGCTCCAAAAAGAGATAGCGAAAGATTAGGGCTTATGCTATATGCCTTGGGTGGCGCATTACGCGGTGATAAAGACTTTGTATCAAAAACTATACAGTTACGCGAAATGAAAGAGGGCAAAAAGAAAGAAGCTGAAAGAAAGAAAAATTTCGATGAGTTTCTTAAAAAATTAGACCCAGATTCTCCTTTTTATGATTTAGCAAAAGCAATGGGGCCACAAAATTTGCCTCAATTATTACTAGAAAGATATAAAACAGGTGCAAGAGAAACTGACCCAAGCAAGGAAATAAAAAAAGAAGAAAGAGATGTTTTAATGAGATTAAAAGAACTTGATGGGGATGTAGATAAACTTAGTAGGTATGAAAAATTGGTGTATGAAAACTTTTTGAAAAAAGATAGCTCACAAGGTATTTTAGAACAACTCGGTTTAATTTCTAATATAACTCCAAATCAAGCACCCTCAGATTTAATTATTAAAGAAATACAGGAATGATATGTCTGTTTACCAAATTACCGATCCTAATACTGGTAAAACTTTACAGGTAACAAGTAACAGAGCACCTACGCAACAAGAAGCAAGAGATATATTTGCTGGTCAGCTTGGTGGTTCAGCTATGCAACCAGAAAAACTGACGGAAGAAAACATAGTAAAAAATCCAGAATGGATTAATGCTTCTAAATCGGTATATAAGTTAAATGAAGGTGAGGATGCTCCTGATTTAGATTCGGATGAGCAATACGCAAATTATGGATTGCGTTATATGGGTTCATTTAATTACAACCTTCCAAAGATGGGGTTAGAAGCTACGCAACTAACTAAAGCCACAAATCAGCAAAAAAAAGATTTTGTTACATTGATGGATATGTATGATGCAAAAGAAGCTAGTCTTGCTGGTTTTGGTAGATTTGCAAAAGGTGTACTAACTGACCCAACTACTTATGCTGGTATCGGAACATTTGGTGCAGCAACTGCTGGTGCGCAAGCATTAAAACAAGGAATCAAAGAGGGTGTAAAACAAGCAACTAAAGCGGGTGTAAAACAGGGTGCAAAAGTTGGTGCAATAGAAGCCTCTATTTACGCTACTGCTGATAATGCCGCTAGACAATCAGCAAGAATCCAGGCTGGCGAACAAGAAAGTTTTGACTTAAAACAATCTGGCAAAGCTGCATTGATTGGTGCGACTGCTGGATCAGTTTTAGGTGGAACTGTTGGCGGTATTGGTAGTAGAAAAGCAGCAAAACAAACACAACAAGAATTGCAAAAAATGGAAGCTGAGTCTGTTATTGATACATCAACTACTGTTAAAGAAGCAAAGGAAAGCATCAAGCCAGATGTAGAAAAATTTGATAGAAAATTAGCAGAAGATGTTAGACAAGAAGTTGCAGATGTAAAACAAGACTTACAAACAGATTTTAATTTAGATATTAGTCAAAAAGGAATTGATGTTGGTATTGAAATATTAGATGAATTACAAATACCAAGAGACCCAAATATAAAAATATCAGATCAATTATTTGATGCTTTGCAATTAGTAAATAAAAACGAAACATACAGAAAGGCTTTTACTGATGTATTAAAAAGAAACAATATAAATGAAATTCAATTTGCACAGCTTTGGAGATTGGGTGCTTCTGATGCTGGTCGAAGGTTGGCTCAATTAAGTGTGGCAAAAAAAGCAATGAAAGATATTGGTCAAC